TCCAATCATAACATTAGATATTATCAATGTCACAATTAGATATACCAGTTGATATCGTGCTGATATACGAAAAATAAATGATAAACAACTATATGCTTCCATACATAATTTACTCATATAATTTCCCAATACCATAGAACATATTGTCTCTGCAATTGTTTGGAAGGTAATAAAAAATATATTTGTTAGTTGCCATGGCATTACATGATTACCAGTACTGAGAGAATTAGGAAAGTTAAAAATATTCTCAATGTCCTCCTCCATTATACCAGCTTGTACACCAAAATAAAATCGCCCAAAGGACATCATAAACAAAATTATAATACCATACCACACTATAATGAGTGCGATCCAAATGAAATAACAAATTTTAGTAAACCACGAAATAGATTGCACATGAGGACGTGGATAGTGAATACTTCTCCATTGATTTAGATTGAGAAATTCACCCTCAGGAAAGAATGTATTATTACCTATCATATTACTCATATATATATGTCTATTATAGTGAACTAAATTCATACCTAGCATCCACGATGTCTTATAATATTCACCTAAGTAACATGATTGATAGATATATTGATCATTTACTTTTCGTGCAGGAAGTTCCATTAATAAAATCTTTCTATGTATATCCATAGGAATTATAGAGTAATCACTTTGCAATCTATATTCATTTTCATCAGTATTTATCAAAGGTCGTTCCTCATATATGTAATCATAGATATTTGAATTTTCTACAAATTTATCACGTAATACCTCCCATGCAACAAAAGTTGTTCTTTTGACATATGAATTTAATCCAGCCTTATCAACAACTTGTTTAAGAAGTACTAATTTTTCATTATATATACTTTTCCCATAAAAGAAATATTCTCGTAATGCACTACTCACTCCATCTATTATCTGTTCCTCTGGATGTATAGTTTTTGAACGAACATGGACCATTAACATTTTTTCAATTGATTCATGATCTAAAGGTCCTACATAAGCTTTTAAATCTGTATCCCATCGCCAAGAGCGTTTAAGAAATGTACAATCTTCTATATCTATAAATGGTTTACTTTCTGAAACCTTGTCCGCCATAGTATATGTTATCCCCATAGTATGCAGAATTTTAGATATGACAGTATGATTAAACCATGTAATATTTTTGTTGACACTCATAATATTATCATCACCATAAGTCATTAGACATACATTATCCTTAAAATCTTCCACTGTATTATTAGGATTACATACTCTATATACGTAACGTATATATAAAGAATTTACTAAACCATTAATAATAACAGTTAATGGATGTCCTGAAGGATTTGAACCAAAGAAACGCACTAAATCACCTTTATATATAGACAGAGGGTAAATTACATCCATATACATAGCTCTCATATACTTGCTATCTTCATAGGAAAAATTACCACTATCTAAACATAATCTTATGATGATTTCAAACGCATATTTCATAAATACAGGGCTCATAGTTTTATCAAAAGCTTTGTAATCACCAGCAATCATTCTATCACATCCAAATTGTGTTATATGATCATGCAATTCATTCCATTCAATTGATTGTGCGATAGTTCCAGGACCTGATTCGAATATAAATCTATTATTTTGAACCAATCTAACAAAAGATAAATAGTACATTCTCATTAGCACAGTCCAATCCATTGGTGCACTTGAAAATAATCTTACTTTCCCAGTCTGTAGTTTAGATTCTGAAACCGGTTCATCCTTTAAACAGTTGTTAAATACAATACCTGCAGAATTTCCAGCTGAATAGATTTCATTAAGGTCCTCTATTCGTTTCATCATATCCGGTGTTATCTCAACAGGATCTTGAAAATTATCAAATGCTGGTATTGCTTTTAAAAAATGTTGTTTGGATCTATTAAAAGGGAAACCTGCACTAGTATTTCTAGGTATTTTATTAACATGAGCTATACCTGGCGCACCATTAACAGCAGTCTCTAGATCATATACTTCGAGTATAGAAAAATCTATACCACTCTTTTTAATGTCTTGCACAAAAGCTGAAGCGCATTCAGCTAAAATACCCTCATTAAACATGGTTATTGGTTTAACGAGGTCTTGAGCTGCTATATTAAAAGGCTCCCAACCACCTAATTTTGGGGCAAAAAACTTTTGTTTATAGCCATGCTTTTCTAACTCATCTGCTATAGGGGTTCTTGATACTCGACTTTTACCTGTATTCACAAAAGCATTTTTAACTGATCCATAAACATTTGCTGATCCATCTTCTAAGTATCTAAATGTCGATTTAGGGTGCAATTCGACAAGATCACTTTGTGGAAACATTTCTGTAGGATTTGGAATCCAATCTAAATGTTGTTCAACCATATCTCTTGAGATCAATAAGGACGCAACCCCATTTGTTATGCCACCATAGGCATGTATACCAGCAAATGCATAACCTTGAGGAGTATCCAAAAATAAAGGAGAACCACAATGTCCATACTGTGTTACGATGTCTGCTTGTCCTGACCAAATTTCAAATGTATTTTTTGAATTTTCATCGATCTTTTTCATCCGGCATATATTTCTTACATTATTTACAGTCTTATGTCCAGATTGATCTATATGAGTATAAAATCCTCTTTGATCTTGCACATAAGAATCACGCATCAAATACTTGTACACTCCTTGCTTAGGTGGAATATTAGAAATCATTATCAAAGCATAGTCTTGTTCTGGATATGGCATAACATTTCCTTTTGCTAATTG